TATATGACTTGTTACAGTTTGTATTACGGTTATCATTTGATGCTTGGATGAAATATCAATATGATATAACCTCGAAAGAGTTTCCCTATCCAGTATATGATGAACATAGGATTCATTATGATTATGCACAGTTGTGCAAACTATATAACAATAAGCATACGTATAAAAATGCTCAATATGGTATGAGTTCGGTATATATGTATAATACTAGCATCTATACACAGCCTAGAATAAACAATGCTTCATTAGTGGATATGTGGCGTAATGATGAGTTAAGGCATAAATGCGTATACGAACAGTCTTTATATAATAGTCCATGTAGCTCGGCACAACCGATTATGGGGTTACTTGTATCGTCAGTGATTCCTATGCCTAGGCTCATATCTACTGGAATGTATCTGTTTATTATTAAGTATTTTTTACCTCATGTAGAACATATTATTGAATATGCACCTATCAACGCAGCATTATTATTGGCTGCAAATGCATGCGGACGTGCATATATTAGTTATAAATGCGATAGTATTGTCTTAGCTGAAAATAAAGCTATTTCTCGTATACATGAATTACCATCAATATCCGAAGTAACCGAGACTCAATTGGGCGCTATGTCATCTACGTGTGTAATATGTGATCTAACGGTTCATTCGGTTGATGTAGACGATGTTATGGCAGAATGTCATGCGGATAATTACGTGTTCATTACATATAGCAAAGCACTTGCATTACAATATACATCAATATATGATAGTTTTCGATTTAATTATGGTGCATTAGTTGATGAAAAGTACATGTTTGTGATAAACTGTAAATAAACAGTACATATTACTATGGAAATTATTACTACCGATGATATGGCCCTAAGGATCCGCCATTTAATGGGCTGGCCGGTTACTGAGATCGAAATGGTCGTTGAGGAGCAAAATGGCCTAGGTCACATCCATATGGCCATTCAAGATACTCTTGACTGGTTCTACCGTATCAACATGGACGAGGCGTCATACAAGGATGTCATGAAGATTCCTCTCCGTGCCGGTATTATCCAGTACCGTGTGCCGGACAATATCATGGAAGTAATAGACGTGCAGCCGTCCTACGGTAACACGTTCTCGCCAATGATGGCGTGGGACGTTGGGCCTGGTGAATCCCTTATGGGTGTCGGTGGTGCCGGTCTTGGAGGTCTTGGCCAGTTCGACTTGGTTACCTATGCTGGAGCAATTCGCTATTTGAATGATGTGAAGAAGATCGTCGGTACGCAGTACAATATAAAGCTACATCCAGTAGACCATATACTCAGGGTGTATCCGACTCCGAAGTCAGACCGTATAGCTCTGGCAACAGTATATGTCAAGGCAAAGAAGTACGAAGTGTTCGCCAATCCGCTATTCCGTGATATGGCGTTGGCTCGTGCCGAAATGCAGCTGGGAAAGATCCTGAAGAAGGACGACATTACGCTCCCCGGCGGAGCCAAGGTCAACGGTCAGGCCATCTACAACGACGCCAAGGCGCAGTGGGACGAGCTATTCAAGTTGCTCCAGGAGCAGTCCGCGCAGCCGTTCATGATGACGGACCTCACTGCGTAGTTGCCAAAAAACTTACGATTTGCTATATTAATCCCGTCTATCAAGGCGGGATTTTTATGTTATCAAAGTTCATCAAGTTTCTAATGAAGGCTCAATATGCCGTATATGTGGGCATCGCCGTAGTGATTGTCCGTAACATTATCAAGAAAATTCGTACCGACATGGATAGGGTTAACTAATGTTCGATAAGATTGTAAACAACTTTGGCTTAATAACAGACGCCGATATGCAGCGTCTTGGCCTTAACGGCACCATTGGGATATTCGGAAAGAAGGTAAGGAAGACTGATGACGATTCCCTTGATACGTTCAAGGAACTGACTAATACTATCGACGAGATTATCGAGTCGATCCCGAGTATCACGATTCCGTCCACGATTGTAGGCAAAAGCCGTTACGAGGGTCTTAAGGAAATCATCAATCTGTACAAGAAGCAGAACATGTCCAAGGTGTTCTTGCTCTCTTGTACGATGGTGAACTTGATTGCTCGCCACAGCGGTGCCAAGGAAGTGTCTAAGATTGCTGGATTCATGCAGAACTGCTTGGCTCTATATTCCATCGGTGACAACCTCTGCTCGCATATCTCGTTCAACTGGGACTATGTCGACACGATGTACATCATCGTGAACAACGAGCTTGAAGGCGGTGCACCTCTGTCCATGCAGAAGTACCGTGATATCAACTTAAAGTATTCCAAGCAGAACTACGATTCACTGTCATTGACCAATTCTAGCGTGTATGTGCTTGTGAACATGGCTATCGAAGGTAAGGAAACCAAGTGGTTCTCTTCCGAAGACCAGATGGAGCACACCATCAAGATGATGCGCACGAATATCAAGGGTGTCGTGCGTCACTGGACTCGTGACGAGGACGGCGGTGAAAGCTACGAACTCAACTACGAGTTCACCGACAACGCAATCATTAACGGCAAGCCGAGCAACGCTATTTTCGAGGTGATGTTTGACAATGTCAGACTGTATCTTATCCAGTCGGTCAACCAGATCAACGATGACGAAAACGGTGGTGGCACTCTGTACGAACCCAGTACTGAAATGCGTTATTTCTGGATTCCGATGACCGATGTTGAATTGAGCCGCAAGGAAGTCAACGCATTGAACACCAATATCGAAAACTTCATGAACATGCTGTTCGTGAACAACATCGATACGGAAAAGTTCATGTTCACGTTCGACGATAACGGCGACTTGAATGAACTTGTCCGTCCGAAGGCTATTCCGGAAAACTACGTGTCCGACGCAATTCCGGAAATTATCAATGGTGTCAAGACGTTGCATGAAAAGAAGCTGTCTCGCAGCTATGCATTGATTGGCTACGCCGGTACTGGTAAGACTATTGGCGCACAGCAGATTTCCAATGCGTTCCCAGACGTTTGTACATTCAAGATTACCAAGAACGTGATCGAGAACGAAGACGTGATGAACAGCATGATGAAATACGTGAAGGCTATCAAGCGCTGCATCATCATCCTTGACGATATGGATCGCAGTAACCTTACCGAAAAGAACGATGCCGTGTGCGCCTACTTGAAGTTCTTCGATGACCTTAACCAGTCGACCAAGAATGACCAGGTGTCCTACGTGTTCATCGCCACGATTAACGATCCAGACAAGATCAACAAGGTCATCATGTGCCGTAGTGGACGTATCGACCAGACGATCGAAGTCGGCTATCCGGATGTCAAGGCTTTGCGCTATCTGTTCAGCTACAACGACAAGGAAATCAATCCGGACAATCTGACCGATTTCGACAAGCCGGAATTCGATGCCGAATTCGAGTATGCCGTCGAATCCAAGATTACTGCTGCGGATATCCGCAACATCTTCTCCGACATGGCCATCTATAGCGATACCGGATCGACGTTCACACCGGAAAATGTGCATGCCGCAATCGACCACATCAAGGGTCGTAACGACATGGCTAACAAGAATTATCTGGCTTAAATAAAGTTACCACTGTCCCAGCAAGTTGCCGCAAGCGTAGTTTGCTGGGTCGTTAGTAATGTCTTTGACGCACTTGTCGACTTCAGGAGGACGGAACAACACGTCCTTCTTTAGTTCGTCTATGGTGCTGGCGACATTGAGCGAGTAGCCGGATTCTTCTGGCTTTGCGTTCGGGTCGTCCGGATCCGTAGAACTGCCAAGAGTGTTTCGTCCGAGGAGCATGTCGATGAAGTGTTCCTGGTTCGGATCGTTGATAACGTCCTCGCTGACTTTCTTTCCGTCGTCGATAGCGACCTCCAAGAATAGTTTCCAGAAATACTTTCTCCACTTGTACTCGTATTCCGGAACTTCGTCCGTAATGGACGTGATAGAATAAAGCTTGTTGTCGTACTCGACCTTCAGCAAGTCACCAGCCTTGGGGAATATCTGGGCTGCCGTATAGCCGTAGTAGTTGAATTTCTCGTATCCACGCTGCCACCAGATAGGGTTGTGGTCTTTGGGGTCAGTGCTGCAGAGAGGCTTCACGCCATGTTCACGCAGTGAACGGTAGTTCCATTCGAGGAACAGACCCATGTGAAGAAGCACTTCGGTCTTTGCCGTGTACTGGATGCCGAATCGGGCATACAGTTCGTTCTGCGGTGTGAATGTGATTGTCGCACGCACGTCGAACATTCTGTCGATATTTCGGCTGTTGTCCTCGTGGAACAGCGGGTCAGCCTTGGTATCGTAAGTGGTCGTGTAATACTTGAACTGGGTTCCTTGTCGCTTGATCTGGGCGGCTGCCATGATGTTGTAGCGTTCGTGGTCACGGAATGCGTTCTCGTTGCGGTAGTAGTGACCCATGCCGAGACGGGTGTCGTGCTGGAAGTCCGGGTGGTTGATTTGGGATTTCTCTGAACGTTCAACGAAACCGCCAAGCCGGTCGTTCCACAACGGCCTTGATACAGATGCTAGGACACTGAAATTAGGGACGACCATGTTGGCCGCACGAACGTTTCCAGACAGATGTAGCGTTAAACTTGGCATTCGTAACCTCGTCTGTCAGTTTATCAGTATGGGCACCATCCGAAAACTGATAAACTGCATACGACTAATTGGAACGGGTATTTATGGCAAGCAATGCACTAGACCAACGCAAGTACGCAAAGATATCGTTCGAGTCTATCCGTGAACAGCTCGTGACGATCATGAAGGCTAAGGGAGGCAACCTTGCCGACTCTTCTGAAAGCGCCTATGGGCGACTGATGATCGACTTGTTCTCTGGTACGAGTGACCTTATGGGTTACTATGCCGAATCTGGCTTCATGAATGCCTTCATGGAACCGTCGTCTACGTCGACTCCGTCCATATACGCAAACGCACGTATGCTTGGCTACAGCGTGCGCCGTCCGGTTCCTGCAAAGGCTGGCATCGGTATCGCCGCCACGAAGACTGGCAAGTACAACAGCATCCGGGTCCGTATTCCGAAGGGAACCGAGTTCAAGCTTGGCGGACTGACTCTTACAGCCATGGACGACATGGAATTTTATTATAACCATAACACGGATCCGTCGAATACTGGATTGATGACACAGGTGTCTGGAAAGGCGGTGGTTGCCGAAGGCCAGTTCAAGACGGTTACTCTTGTGTCTACCGGTAAGCAGAACCAGATTCATGTCATTAACGACCCCAATTTTTCTGATTATTTTGGCGATAACGACCCTAACTTCGATGATGACGGTAATGTAGCTCACCGCGCAGCGGCGTTCACGACGGTGACTTCCGATGCTACGTTGATGGACAATGTAGACCCAAGCGTCGTATCTAACGACAAGCTATATTGGCGTATTTCTCGCCGTGGATTGATTGATCCGTCAAAGGAAAATGTACTGAACGATATTGAAAAGTTTGTGACTGGTCAAGACAACTATACGGATAACTATAGCGTAGAACTGACCACGGCTAACGACGGTAATGTCCAGCTGAAGTTCGGCGACGGTTTGAACTCTGCTATTCCGTACGGGCTGATCAACGTGACATATTTCTCGACGCTTGGTGAGGGCGGAAACTTGCTTGACGTTGCTGGTAGCGTATTGGCGACGAGTGATTCGAGGATTGTGATTACTCAGGGTGACGGAACCGAGAGTGACATTACTATTGACGACTTGAACATCGCATTGACGACAGATATACGTAGTGGTCTTGATATCCAGTCTATTGAATCTATCAAGGCGGATGCACCGTATATATTCAATTCGTTGGACAAGCTCGTCAACCGTATGAGCTATAAGATTTTCTTGCGCCGTTATGCTGACGTGAAGTATGCTACTGCATTTGGCGAGGATATCTTGAATACCAAGCTGAATAACGGAAACATCGATGTCAAGTTCATGAACCAGGTCAGATTCAGTGTGCTCAAGAGCTTGTACCGTAAGAAGGATAACAACTATTATCCCACCACGTCTAACGAGTATTTCCTTGACGGATTCAAGATTAACGGATTGATGTATACATGGCTATATGACTATGGCGAATTGTCCAAGCAAGGTCTCGACAGTGGGCATTGGGCGTTGGCTAACCGCGTGAGCGGCGAGATTGACAAGATTTTTAAGAACATTGTATGTTATGATACGACTGCTCAGTACAAGGATGTGAGCAGTCGGATTAAGCAAGAATTACGGAAGGCCGTTATGCCGTCAGAGATACCGCTGGATTATCAAGTATATTCAGCCAAGTTGTCTCCGATGGACTTTGTCGAGACTGGATCCGAGCTGTACAACGTGATGACTGCTTTGAACCAGCGTGGAATGGTAACTCTAGGTGGAGGATACCACAATTACGTATATCCGAGCGTTCACGAGATGCAGTGCCATTTGGACATTACGCTGTACCGTGGAAATAACTTTACCGACGTGAAGGAACGTGTTCAAAATGTCATTTACAAGTATCTAAATGACAATACGGAGTTTGCGTCCCCAATCTACAGGTCACGAATCGAGGCGCTGGTGCACGGATTGACTGAGGTTGAGGGCGTCGACGTTACATTCTCGCCAGTTGCTAACCAGTACAACCAGCTCGACGTATCGGAATTGCAGTGGCTTGGCAGCGTGACCGGAGAATTCATCGCCCCAGGGCAGATTACTGTAGAACCGTTTGATTTTTCGCTGCAGTATACGGTGGTAGAGCCTAACGTGAAGACGACAATGACGTCTACATTTACTATTCCGGACCAGTCGACTATCCAGAATCTGATTGACGTGTACTATAATTCGATGATTGGTAACCATATCCAGACGGTGACCGAGCTGGAAATCGACAAGTTTGTTGCGTATATCTGGTCACAGGTCATGCAACAGATTTATACTCCGATCAAGGATCAGATTGACCAGTATACGAACCAAGGAGATATTGACCAGATAAGAGGTCTTAGGTCGCTTATCGATGCTATCAAGGGATGGGAACTCGGACCGGATTCGCTTACGTTCAAGAATACCGATACAATCGAGTCGATGGTCGAGGTTAACGGAAATACGTTATATTCTTACTTGAAGTATGGGCTGAATTACATTAAGCTGATCCGAAATGCGTTGTCATATTACGTGACAAAGAGCTTGATTGACGAGAACGGCAATATTACCAATTACACCAACGATAACGAGATTGTCCAGATTGTTGTACCGACTGACGAGATCGACTTGACGGTGTCACTGGATTCCGTGCTGCTAACAGACTAGAGGTTGATTCATGAATCCGATAGTATATAACAAGAATGGCCAATATCGATTTACCGACTTTGTAGGCTATTTGCCTGAGTTTCTGCGGTCTGAGCCGGATGTAGTCACGTACTTGCAAGTCATGTCCGACTATATCAACAATGCGTATCGTAATGTCGAGGTGACTGAGGAGTTCGAAATCATCAAGGTATGCACGAGTACTGACCGTACTGTTGTACAGGAATGGATGAACCGTCTGTGCAGCATGTTCCAGCTTGCTTGTGACCGTGGCGAGCATGTCATGTACTTGTCCGCACCGCGAAATAACGTGAAAAGCAATGTCACTATCGGAAATGCCAATGCTGAGTATCAGAAGACAATCGATGTAGACTTTACAGATATCGTAGATACCGTGGAATCTGCATCGTCTCGCATCGGCGGCGCTGAGGCGCTTGATGACGGCGATGTCGTATATCTCAAGTACCGCAAGAGGGAACTTGGCGAGCTTGTTGCATATTATTATGTCAAGGACGCCAATATACTGAAAAAGGATCCACTGGCTTCTTCACAAGACCCGTTTACAGATACGTACAACGATCCGGCGACCGCAATCCAGTTCAATGTACAGGATGTCGGAAAGGTGATCTGTAGGTACGGTGGAAGCCATGGGAAGCTTACCTATTATGAAGTATATTTCCAGGTGCATGTATCCAATGTCGAACGTGTATCGGCATCCGGGCTTTCTACTTATGATGTTAATGCGGATGGTACCGATGACAGCATTTACGTCGATTACTACGACTTGACTGGTACGGTATCACCCGACAGTGGCACGTATCGTACTTATATCAAGTTTGGTGATTCTAACGGGTTTGGATGGACCGGTGAATATCCGACCGGCTTATTCTATTTCCGTGATAGCAGTTCAGCTAGGCTGACCAATCTGTCGACTTATGGGATACTGGATGTGGCTGATCCGTTATTAAGCCCGTCTGTGGATAAATATAGTATCCGTTCTATTGAAAAGAAATCTGGCGTATATCGTTTGTTTATGGATGCATTTCCTGGAATTTATTCAAATGCCGTGTTTTATATCATGAATGGTATGGAATCCAAGGGAATTTACCGAATGAACGGTACGGTTTCTGAGGGTGACCGATTTGACGACGGCAAGCTTTATGTCGACTTGGTCAATATTTCTGGTACCGATTACCATATTGAAAATCCAGAGTGGCAAGGAAAATTGTCGCTAGTGATGATTCCTCTTGCGTCCAGCAAATATATTATCGATTTTGACAACAAGTTGCCAAAATTAAGATGGACTACTGAAGTTTCGGATTTGTTCGGCAACTTGGTTGGTGTAAATTCCAATATCTACATGAAACGTGCCAAGGTAACCGACAACGAGCTCCTATATAAAGGTAAAATCATACGAGTTGCGTCCAATACGATTCAAACGTACAGCTCGCTAGCTGGTAAGATTAACGAGGGCGACATGGTTTGGTCTCCTGCGTTCAAGGGAGCTGATGGCCTTACCCCATATGCGGCAACGGTTATATCGACGAGGAATGGCGACGACGGATTGTTTAGGATTACGTTAGGAAATGTCCAGTTCGTACAAGCACAGCTAGGCGTGGATAATGTTCCTCTGTATAAGCTGGGTGCCGGACTGGTATATGGCATAGACTCGATGACCGACATGGAGTCTGACTACGTGTATTTTGACGTAGTCTGCGGCAAGGATAGGCATTTCATTGACAATGACATGATTGTCATTTCTGTAAGTATCAACGGTGCAGACCCTACGGATGTGTTGTTCCGAGTTGATCGCAGTGAATTCTCCGATGGTAGCAATTCTGGACGTATTTTGGTCAAGAAGCCGTTCGGCGTGACTGTCGCGCTGACTGGAGTAGTGCCGATTAGACGAGTTGCCGTAGATGAGAATGATAGCGCATCGATATATGCATTCCGATACATTAAGCAAGATGCCGACAATACTAAGATTGGCGTTGTCGAGCAGAACAGCTATGTCGGTGATATCTTTACTGCACAGTATATGCTTGCTACGGTAAACGGTTCCAAGAAATATAGTCTACTGTACATGGATACCGACGTGAAGAAGGATCAGACATCTTATCAGACCGGCGATTACATGTATGACCCGACCGACGGACTTGTGTATTATATTACTCGTACGGTAAAGGTAAATGAAGCCGGGGTAGTTGAAGATACTAATAGTAAGGTTGTTGACAAGATTGTCCACTATTCAGTCGGATTTAAGGAAATTTTGAATTCCTATATGCCGTATTGCGGTCCGGTTAGTACATTAGATTATGACGACAAGATTAATTACAGTGGGAATATGAAGCTTGTTAGATTGCCGTTGTATATCAAGAAGGTGGATGACGTTCGCTTGAAGTATGGATGGCAACAGCGTGAATACATGTACTACAATGACAACATTGGTGTAGCGTCAAGGGATCGCTCCGGCTTTATCGAAATGTATTCGGACAACAAGCTGGTAGGAAATGGTCGTAACCCGGTCAATGTCAATTTGAGGAAGACTGCCCATGTTTTGCCGGGTAATGCGCTATTGTCCGGATGTGGCTCACGTTGGTATGTGATTGATGTCGATGCGGCTCCGATTGCTCAACGAAGGAATTCTGGCGAATGGGTCGTAACGATCCAGTCCAGTGCTCATGGGCTATCGAATGGCGCACGAATTACGGCAAATGTCACTGTCGAAGAGGAAGCCTGGCATGCCGTGTTTGATGCAGATGACGCGGAAATCAACGTATTGTCACCGGACGCGTTCCAGTATACTACCAAGGCTGATGACGTTATGGGATATGCGATTGCACTGAGCGACAAGTCTGATATTACCGTGCAGTATGACCGGTCATATTATAAATCGGACGACTATCCGCAAGACGGAGATGTTGTCGTTGTCGGACCAGAAATGATGCCTATTGCCGAAATGGGCAACTACGAATTCCGTGACGACGTATATCCAATCATATCGGAAAATGAAATTGCAGTAGGCGGTGACTTGTATCTTGTGAACGCTGGAAGTTGGACTCCGATCAGCCCGACCGATATATTGACTCCACATGCAATCTATAGCCGACATAATTTATTTGAGACCAGCGTGACTAATCCGACGTTTGCAATAAGCGACGGATATGTCATCAAGGATATTATCAAGGAAGACGACAACCCTTGGGTGAAAGTCGTTGTGTCGAAACGTATTCCGGAACTGGATGTTCCAAATGCAAACGAGATATACGCCGGTAAGGGACGTGTGTACATTGAGTTTGTCAACCAGGGAACTCTATGCGGCTGGCATACTATTCATAGTATCGAGAACGGAGGAACGTTCCGTATCTATGTAGATCCGTATGTTCCTGTGGATGAACTGGTAGCTCCCATCGTCAATAGGCAAATGACCGTACATGTCGGTCGATGGTATAAGTATACGCTGAAAGGGTACGACTGGGACAAGAAGAGTAACTTGGTGTCCTATGCCACATCCAATGCGATAATGGAACATTCGTCACAGAATCCGTATAGGTACACGACAAAGTACAAGCACAACTTGTCCAAGGGTGACCATGTCTTGGTAGATCCCGACGGAAAGACCGTATATAATGTCTCCGCAGACAATGCCATTTTGATCAAATCCGGAGTGGTGACAGAGGTAGTGGACGACTATACAGTTGAATTGAGCATTAGCAATGCGCCTACCGGCTATTTATTTAAGGGATACATGGTCAAGTCCATGAATATCCATCGGCTTAACGGAGAATACCGTATCAAGCTAGACGGAGAGGTGGTCAAGTTCGTCGAAGGGGATATCGTCGTGACCATGGCACAGCAGTGCCTTGATGAGCGACGGGCGTGGAAAGTGTCCGCGACGACGGCTTGGATCCCGTTGGCTGCGAAACGTACGTTCAAGATTGACCGTATGTCGGTCGACTCTACGGTAAATCCGGCGTTTGAGGCTGGCGACGACCCAGAAAACGAAGTCGAGTTCAAGTACTTGACCTATACCGACCGTGATGTCGTCGAAGACTCGTCGGCATATACCATCGGTTATGCTTGCGCAAGAAACTATCACTTCGAGCATCCGTATGTCGAGCACTTGGATACTACTCAGAATACCCAGCTGGAATATTCATCCAAATATGACTACGCCAGCGTGGCACCGCGTGACGGTATGGACCCAAAGTTCAAGGGCGTCCCTGACATGGGCTATCCGTTGGCAGAACGTATCGAACGTCTTGCGTATCTACGTGATCCGGAAGTGCTCGACATTGACTTGATAGGGTATCTGGCAAGGTTCATGGGGTATGATATCACGGCTGTCGCCGATGACATCAGCTCAAGCAATATCTACCGAAACAGCAAGGAACGCGAGGCGGCACTCCGAGAGATAATTGCGCATCTTCCTCAGTACTATGCGTTGAGCGGTACCAAGCCGGGAATCAACATGCTGATGGCGACGTTCGGCTTGGTTGGTGAACTGGTTACCATGTGGACCAACACGGATGACCCGTACGGTAAGCTGATTAGGCAGTCCGATGTTCCTACCCAGATGGATATTGACCAGAATTCAGGCAAGACCACGTCGGCATGGGTACCGACTCCTCACGTGGTACTGGATATTGTCGAAAACGAGAATTTCCATAGCGTATTGATGGGGAACGAGGAATTGAACCGGATGAAGGAACAAATCCGTTGCTGCAAGCCGATTCAAGTCGTTTTTGACGGCATCCGCGTGGTTTTCAACAGCAAGCTTGAAGTTCCTCTTCGACTGGTGACTTCCGGAGGCGCTATACACGATTCTACGTACGTCTTGGATCGGAACCAGTATTATGACAAGGAGCTTCTGGAAGATCCGTGTATTTCCGACGATTGCTCGTTCTAGTCGACGCGTTCCGATTTGGAAACTAGTGAACTACGCATCGCCTAAAGGCGTTGCGCTTCGCGTTGCGTATCGATGTTTCCCGCGCCTTTAACCGCAGTCCCTGCGGCGAATAATCTTTTACCTTCGGTAAGGATGTTGATGGCAGCATTAACGTCACGGTCGTGCGACGTGCCGCACTGCGGACATGTCCACGACCGTACATTCAAGTCCTTTGTCAACGTATTCTTGAACTCACAGCAGTGACATAGCTGAGACGAGGGAAACCATCGTCCTACCCGGACGATGGTTCTTCCGTACCATTCAGCCTTGTACTGTAGTTTGTTCAGGAACATCCTCCAAGCCGTGTCATGCTCGGACTTCGCGTGGTCGCCCTCGGCGACCTCGCGTACGTCCAAGTCCTCGACCGCCACCGTTTGGTTCTCACGGAGCAGTCTTGTAGACAGCTTGTCAAGGAAATCCTTCCTTCGGTTAGCAACTTTTTCATGTTCGCGAGCGATACGCACGCGCAATGCCTCTCGTCTCTTTGAACCTTTTTGCTTCTTGGAAAACGCTCGCTGAAGGTCAGCGATACGAGTTTCTGATTCCTTGAGGAAACGAGGATTCGCGACGGATTCGCCGTCGCTTGTAACACAGAATTCCTTCAATCCAAGATCAATGCCGATTTCTGAATTAGTCGTCGGCAGTGCCTTCGGCACCGTCTCCTCGACCAAGATTGAAGCATAGTACTTCCCGGCACGTGACCGTGACACGGTCACGTGCTTGATGTCCATTACAGACCAGTCGATCTCTTCGTAATTGCGGAAGGGAACGAAGCCTACCTTCGGTAGGCGGAGTTTCCTCCCTTCTACGCGGATATTGTCCTTCGTTCGGTAGCTCGTATACGAATCCTTGTCCCGGTGCTTCGCCTTGAACTGCGGAAAGCCGACTCCGTCGTCCTTCCGCTCGAAGAAGTTCTTGAACGCCGTATTCAACGTAAGCACTTCGGCTGTCAAGGCGTTCGAGTCAACTTCCTTCAAGAAGGGGAACTCTCCGTAGAAATCTGTCGGCTTAGACCGGCACTGCTTGCCGGTCGCCTCGTATGATTTCTTGCGTACTTCCAGCATGCAGTTGTAGACTTTACGGCAGCAGCCGAAAGTCTTGCCGAGCAAGACTTCTTGCTGCTTGTTAGGATACAGTCTGACGTTATAGGCACGCGGAAACATGGTTCAATAGTTCTAATCTTTATATAGTTTATAAATAGTTAAATTAATTTTTTTTGTCAAGTTCCGCGCCTATCATCTGCCACCCTGAAGTGTTCCCCAGCGCCTAGAGGCGCTGGTTGGAAGTTTTCTCTGCACGATATTATAAACTAATTTCTGTATAAAATTGGACGTTTTTCGATGAAGTCATTAATCACCAACAACGGATTGAATATCATGAACCAGACCCGTGCTGACGGAACCGTTCAGTACTGGCTTGGCTACTTTGGTTTGGCCTATGTCCCCGATGAGAACCGGGAATCGGAAGACGGAAGTCAGGTAGCTGACCCGATTCATGCTGGAATGACTGAACTGACTACAACTGGTGACGTCATCTACAACGTGTTCCAGGGAGCTATGACTCAGACTGGATTCGATACCGACATTGGTGACTCGGCTGCAAGCAAGCTGTACAACGAATGCATGTATTCCGGCAGCGTAATCAGCAAGTTCCGCTATGTCCTCGATTCCACCGGATCTAACAAGCTGATTGTCTTTGAATCAGTGAACGAAGACGGTACCCCGGTAAAGGGTAACGACTTTCCGTACGGTTTGCAGAAATATACAGAATATTTTGGCGTAGGTGCCAAGAAGGACAACGGCATGGTTGCCGCTGCGTCGGAACTCCCGGTTCCGGCACCTCTGTACTACATGGGCGAACCGTCCGCATGGGATAATCCGGTCGTCACACAGCAGTCCATCGATAACGCTGTCAATAACGTGACAAATGCTAGCCGTGGCGAAGAGGATACCCCTTCCCACTTAATTACTGCCGACACACGTATCATCAGCATGTCAGACAATACGCTTCCTCAGCCCAGTATCGATGAGTCGACCTGGGAAGGAAATACGGACAAGTACAGCTACTCGGCAAGCGAGGGATATACCTATGGCGACCCGGTGGCCAGGTTCAAGTATTTACCGCAAGCATGGCAATACCAGAGCGTGTCGAACTTTAACCGGTTCCATGGCGCTGCCAATGCGAGCGGAAACGCGGTAAATTATGAACCGGCGTGCCGCAACATGTCACTGGCTACCAGACTGTTCCCGATATCCCATTACGACGTAATCAATACTCTGGATGACAATAAGGTCGAGAATGTCAAGTACACCATTAAAGTCGACTTACGTCAGTTATTTACCGATGTGACCAGGAATTCTACCGTATATTATAAGGACGGCGTTGTACTTAATCCTAACGATGCAGAAGATCAGAAGGAGCTTAACTCGTATCGTCTTGGGTTCAAGTTTAATCGTATCGGTATCTATGCAGTACCTGTGTCTCTGCATGCTTACAAGGCTCCGGAGACTTCTGATAACAAGTGCGAACGTAACCTGGTGCAGATGCAGATTGCCGGAAACAGCAAGCCGAAGCTGTTCGCCGTTATGGACTTGGATTCGCCGGTTGTGTTGTCTGAAAACGGTACGCATACGTATGACGTGAGTTTCCAGATTGATGTCGTTGATACCGGTATTGTTGATGACGCTGGCATCTATTACAACCTATACGAAAGCGATGCGATTACGTGGTACAAGAACCAGCTGATTGCAAATGCCAGCGCTGCTGAAGCGGTGACTACGCTTGGCGTCGAAGTCAATTATCTTCGCCAGCAGATTGCTGATTTAGTAAATAACAATTCGGCATGTGGCATGGGAGACGACGGAGACCGCTATGCTTTGGTTGGACATACGCACAATTACTTGAAGAACATTGTTGACTCTGTCATGGTTGGAAACGGCGCTGTTCGTGGTGTGTATACTCATCAAGAAGATAATCAGATTACCGTATACAAACGAAATGGTCGTACTCTTGTCCGTGATGAAAATGATCCCAGCATTGTCCGTTATGAGGATGATCCGACCTCGACTGCACCTAAAATGATTGATGCATATAGTAGTATTGTTGGCGACTATTCCATGGGACTAGGTACCTCTAGTGCTACGATGGGTAGGTTGTCTGTCAATATGAGCAACAACGGAATTATTGGGCCTAACACCAGTAAGATTTTGCTATTGGGCGAACGTCCTATATATGATGATGCCGATGAATTGAATGAACATATTTGTATCGACAACAGTAGTAACTCGATTATAATGGCGGACGATACAGCTGAAATCGAGCAAATGCGTAGCAGTTTGTGGATTGAAAGCGAGGGAAATTCATTTGCTGATAAGGGAAGCTTTGTCGACCATGCGGTAAATGACACTATCGGTATTGGTCGTATAAGTGTATATAATACTGACCGTAGTGAATTAAATCCACTGTACCGTACGATGGTGGATACCCCGATTACATACAGCTTGCTATCTGGTGGCATCAATATGTATGGATGGGCTCAATATTCATTGATATTCACTGACGGTTGGTCTACTGGAGATCGGGTCGATATCGGACGAGCTGATCTTATTGCCGCTATTAATGCGGATGCCACATATAATAGTTCTTCTACG